TATTTTACCCGTGAAGATTTGGCGTTTTACGGGTTCAGGGATCGTGAGTGTAAGTTGTGTACTACGGCAAACTCTGAACCTCCATGTGACACAGTGTCACCGTATGGTGACATGGGCTGCGGCCCAGTGTCAGATCATATAGAAGAATCTATAGAAGAATCTAATAGAAATATATCTATAGAAGAAAAGTTCAAATCTCTCAAAACCTGCATGAGACCACTACGATAATATGATTAAAGGCTCTGTTGTCCCCGGATTCACCGCTATCCCTAACGAGGTCATAACCGATGGTCGGATCACTCCTGTCTCTTTTCGAGTTATAACATATTTGTTATCTAAGCCAGGAAATTGGCAGGTCCGGGTTAAAGATATCCAGAATACATTATCCCTTGGCAGGGATTCAGTGTATAATGCTTTAAACAACCTTACTGATTCTGGGTATATCAGTAAGGTAAAAATGCGTGATCAAGGTAGATTTTTAAAGTTTCAGTATAAACTTACATACAAACCCACCATTTCCTGGAAATCCGGATCCGGTAAAGCAGGAAATGGCTCTTCGGCACCATTTCCTGAAAAACCGTATCCGGCAAATCAGGACCCTAGTAATAAAGAGTATATATACATGTATTCTAATAATAAAAGAATAAAAGAAAAAAAGAAAGAAGAAAAGAAAACCCCCAAACCCCCAAAGGGGGCTCCCACAAACAAGTTTACGGGTCTTTCTTTAGATTTTTATTCAAAGCAAAAACAAAATGGCATACGGTTTACTCCTTTTATCAAGACTCAAGAAAAAGCTGTGAGTGATGGTGCGAACACTTTAAGGCTTTTACATGAGCGGGACGGGTACTCTGAAGAAGATATTAAGAAAATTCTCACCTTCGTAAACAACAGTGATTTTTGGATGAAGAATTTTAAGAGTCTGCCACAGGCGAGGCAGAAGGGGAAGTTTGATACGGTGTTTAACCAGATGCAAACCACAAAGGGGGAACCCAAAAAAGACATCTACAACGAAGTAACAGAAAGAGACTGGGACGATAAAGCAAGGGCAAAGATAAGGAGTATCCTTGAAAAATAAGATTCCTGAAAAGATTCATGATGAATATTTAAAGATTATAGACTGTGTAAAAACCAAGTCCCGAGACAAGGTTGCACAAATTCTTGGAGATTTGTTTTATGATTTATCTTATGAAAAACGTCAAAACCAGATTCATTTATTAACCCAGGAAAAACAAAGAAGTGAGCTATCAAAACTGCGGTGCGAGGTTCAGAGGTTAAAATTTCAAGTAGAGGAACATCAACGTGATAATGCAAGGTTACATGTCAGGATCCATGGGCTGGAAGCTTCAAAGGCTGAAACTCTCTGAGCAAACGTCTAAGTGCCGGATGTGTTTTAATACAACATCTGTCCGCTGGATGTACAGTTCAGAGTTTGGTGAATTAATCAAGAAAAACGACATTAAGGTCTGTGATAAGTGTGCCAGGCGTGAACTCCCATTACAGTATAAGGAGCTTAAATGAGGCAAGACCTGTACGACAAGTACAATGAGCTAGGTATAAGCGCAGTGCGTAAGTATCTCGATCGGGAAGGCTACTACACCCGGGTGCAGGAAAATTTCAAGGCAGATATTCGATCAGCAAAAAAAGAAAACCACGAGGTTGAGGTAAAGAAGGCTTGGAAGGGGGGAGACTGGCCATATCAGAGGGTTTATGTTCCCTACCGTAAAAAAGCTCTAGTCGAATCCGGCGCGACGTTTTGGATGGTGCGACGTGACGGCAAGAGAGCGTTTGTAGCTCCAGCGCTTGTTGTGGGAGGTGGTCAGGTTGTAGAGCTGGATTTCAAGGGTAAAAAGGAGCACTTTTACTCAACACCATTAGAAGGATGGATATACAAAGAATTATGAATACATACGAATTTAAAAAGCTGGTGGAAAAAGAAATTATTCCAAGGATCCTTGAGACTCGTGATCAGGGTGGTAGAGAGTATGCATCAGCAGAAAACATATTTGAAGATTTTGAAAAAGTAGAAAATTTCACCGGTATTCCGCCGGAGAAGGTAATAATGGTACATCTCTTAAAACATATAGGGGGTATCGGGAATTATCTTAATGGGGTTACAAAACAGCGTGACACTATTGAGGGGAGAATTACTGATGCTATTGTGTACCTATTTTTGTTGTGGGCACTAATAAAGGAGAAATAGTGTGAAAATAGATGATGGCTTTAGAAAGCCGCAAAATGATGGGGACTGGGGTAACATACTGGCGTACTTCGATATAAGGACTTCTGATGATATAATCATAAAGGGGTGTGAGGTCGTTCAGGGCGCGAAAGGGGTATTTGTTGGGTTACCTACGAAACCCTATAAAGATAAGAATGGGGATACCAAATACAGGAAGTTAATATGGGTGGATAATAAAGCTGAATATCAGAAAATTTTAGCTGAGGTTATAAGAGAGTTTGATCCCCATCATGAGCCAACCCTGGTTCCGGCAGACGAGGATATACCCTTTTAATTGAAACGTCAGGGGACTATTGTGGAGCAGAAATTTGTCACCCGGGCACTTGAAAAGGGGTTGGATGTATCCACCCCAGTAGGTGATTATAAACCCTACGACTTTATAGTACAAAGCGGTGATGGTCTGCTCCATAAGATCCAGGTGAAAAGTTCGGAAATAGTCCGCAGGATGTGCCACACCAATAAAACGTATTATAAGATTATAGTTGCTAAGGGGTGTAACAGGAAGGTGGCATACACAAAGAGCGAGGTGGACTTTTTTGCGTGCTATGTGGATAAAACTTGGTACATCATTCCAATAACTGCCGTGAGAGGTAAAAAGGCTTTAAACCTATACCCACACCGGCCAAATGTGGATGGTATTTATGAGGGGTATAAGAACGGTTGGGATGTTCTGAGAAAATAATTAAACCTGGGGCGAGTTAGGAGATCTTAGATCGCACTAAAAGATGCAACCAAAGAAGGAATTAGTTTTGGTAGAAAAAAACCCGAGTCTGAGCCCGAGCCAGAAATATTTGTACAACCTGAATCAGACACAGAACAGTTACTTCGCCAAGAAAGACTACAGAAGAAAATTGATTCTGCAACCACTACAACGGTTATTGGTGGCATTGGGAATGGTAGCTCTATATGGTTTGTTATATATGGCATTTATTCGTTTGTCTCTTCACCTGACGTACAGTCTCATATAGAGTTTTTAAATCAACAGTTTGGTATGAACATAAATCTGGAAGATATCAAACAAGCAGTAGAAACATGGAAAGAACATCTGATAGGTTTATTTGCCTCTATTCAGGGGCTTCTCATATACTACAGGCAGTTAAGGGTAAAGATGAAAGAAATGGACACAGAGAGCTTATACCGAGCTTTAGATGAAGACTTGGGTAAGATGTTTAACTAAAAAGAGGAGAAATAAAAGTAGGCAAAATCAAGCCCGAGGGCATAGGTGTAGGATTCTCACAGAAAGACTTTAAAGTAGGAGAACTAAAAATAAAAAAGATCACTAAAAAGCAATGGCTTCAGCAGATAATACAATTTGATGAAGGAGGCAGATCTCCTTCAATTTCTAGAGATGTTCCTCTTCAGTATGGTACAAGGATGAGGTCTTTTGAGCTTAGAGGTTATACATGGGGTAAGATAGCTAGGCTTTATAAAAAATTTTTTGAAAAGGAAAAAAATGGTTGACTTATTATTTATCCCACTAATGATTGCAGTGTGGGGGGTTGTGATGTATTTGTTTTTAAAGAAGGTATTTCCGGATGAGTTTTGATATTACTGGAATACTTGAAAGCGTTATGGCGGAGCATCAGATGCTATTGGAAGCCCTGGAGGACATCAGGGATGGACATCCTGCGCCCAAGTTACGGGCTCAGGACTGTTTGGAAGAATTGGGCGGGAGAAAGGAATCAGCTGAAGAAGTCCCGAAAGAGGTCAAAAAGGAAGGGTTTGATCCGCAGGTTGGACGATGTAGTCCGGAAGATAGTAAAGAGTCGTGATAGGAAGTGTGTTACATGCGGGTCCACGCATCAACTCCAACTGTCCCACAGGATCACAAGAAAACATTACTCTACCCGGTGGGACCTTAGAAACTGTAATACTCAGTGTGCTAAATGTCATTTTAGGTGGCACCAGGGATTTACGGATGACTATAACGAGTATATTGAGGCAAGATGGGGGGCAGGAACCCTCAAAACTCTTGAAAAACTCGGAAGGTTAACCGCTGAAGAAGCATGTTTAAAAAAGGACTGGGATTTGGAGAACCTACTCAAGGATTTGAATGAATTGTAAGTCCGCACTTTTACGGCATGAACCCCAAAGAGACCGTATCTTAAACTTATTAGACACCCCGTTAAGAGATGCAGAAATACAAGGGTTCTGGGAAGGACTAGCATTCTCAAGTTTAAAATACTCAGAAAAACTCCAGATCATTGTATCCCACTACAACACAACCATAGAAACGGTTAAACGCATTGTACACCAGGTATGACCCATGGCAGTTTATTTTCAGGAATCGGCGGCATTGATCTTGGACTTGAGAAAAACGGCATTAAAACGATTTGGACTTGTGAACTTGAAGATTACCCACATTCTATTCTCAAAAAACGATTTCCTGATGCAACACATTACAGGGATGTCCGGGATATAGATGAAAGCGTTGAAAAACCAGACATCATTTCAGGCGGATTCCCATGTCAAGACATATCCATCGCAGGAAAAGGAGAAGGAATCGAAGGAGAGAGGTCGGGTCTTTGGTCAGAGATGTTTAGAATTATTGGGTTATTACGACCCAGATACGCACTCATTGAAAACGTCCCAATGCTCGTTCATAGAGGACTTGACCGAGTCTTATCTGATCTTGCCAGCATCGGGTATGATGCGGAATGGCAGATTATATCGGCAAAAGATGTTGGAGCATGGCACTTACGAAAGAGGATTTTTATCGTTTCCTACCCCAAAGACGATGGATCATGCGCAGTCGTTAAACAGCGGCAAGGATACGGTTATAACGGAATCGGGCAGTTTTGAGAATGTTAGAAGAAAGGATGGTATGAGGTTTGGTGCATCTTTGAATGAGGTTGTAAAAATTATGCCTGAAAAAATTAATTTTCCTACCCCTACTGTAGCAGATACATTTACAGAAAACTTGAAAAGTACACAACAAACAGATGAATCAAAGCATAGTGTGAATTTGAGCGATGCGGTTAATATGCCGAAGTTATATCCGACTAAAAACAAAGATGCGAGTGTTTTAAATCCGGATTGGGTTGAATGGCTGATGGGTTTTCCGACAGATTGGTCAAATATAGACAAGGACTCCACAAAGGAGAGCCTATCATGGGATGAAGAACCAGATATACCACGAGTTACAAAAGAAAAAACTCACAGAATAAACCGTTTAAAGTGTTTGGGAAATGCGGTAGTGCCACAAGTGGCGGAGCTGATAGGAAAGTTTATAAAATGACTTGTAAGTGCAACGAACCTGCACACCCTCACAAGAACCCCTGTAACAAAAAGGTAACTTACACTTCTTCTATGCAGTGGGATAATAGGGAAAGTAACAGGTGCTGCGTAGAATGTTATGATCTAATCGTAGAACAAACAAAAAAAGAAGTCTTAACTAAGTTTAAAAACTTCGGGAAATAAAAAACTTTTAGGTTCAAAATTTTGATACCGATTTAAGTCTTGACAGGATTACTAAATTGGTACCAATGGAATTAGTCCTCATATTCGGCTCGGGAATACTCCTGGGATCCGTCATCACATTAATCTCAACACGACAGGGAGCCACGACCTCTCAAAAGTCCTTAAAGATCATCATGCCACAAGAAGAAGAGCATGAATCCATACCCTACACAGGCTATGACTGGGATGAATACTCTAGACACTTGATGGAGTTTGGAAGAGAGCCAGAACTGGAGCCTGAAGATCCCGACAACTCTAAATTTGAAGAGTTGAAATGACCCCTACTAAAACCGAGATAGTAGTTATGAAAACCCTAAACATGGTACCCATGATCAGAAATATTATAAAAAACGGGTTAATGGAAGCCTATGAACTAGGACTTGAAAACGGATTTAATGCCAGGAATAACTTTAAAGAGCTTAATAAGGAGAATATCCTACAAGCCATACACATGAACCCCAAATTCCCTAAAGCCTAACACAAAAGGAACACTATGACTAAAGCAGAAAAGAAAAAGAAAACCCTCAGAAAAATAGCTAAAGCCAGAGAAACACATCTAAATATACCTCCCTCTACACATTTAACACGAGAAGAGTATGATAAAAAATACCCAGGTGTAATGCACGCAGATTGGAATATCACCAGGAAATACAGAGGGTATGGAGATAGGGACGCTAGAGAGTTCTATGGCCTAGATGCAACAAATTATAAAACATATCCCAGGGAAGAAACAAAGAAGAAGGTTAAAGTAAAGAAGGTAAACAAAGTAAAGAAGGTAAGGTACACAAAATCAAAATAAGCCTAAAACTACCTTAAAAACCCCTTAAAAACGATCTAAAAACGATGCAAAATAACATAAATAACAGCCCTACACCGAAGAAAGGATCTAGTATATCTAAATTCAGATCTTCTTCTTCCTGGAAAAAAGGACAGTCTGGGAATCCAAATGGGCGACCACCGAAGGGGCAAACAGTTAAAGATTTATTAAATTGCCCCAGAAAATCATCCAAAATGGTGAAAAAACTTTTCAAAGTTGCGAATACTCTAGGGACTAAGAAGGAACATAAATACGCCCTTCAGGCTCAAAAAATGCTTTTAGACAAGATGATTCCTGACCTAAAATCAGAGAGTTTGGAGATAAAAAATGTGGAACCAGGATATGTTATGCTTCCCCAACCAAAAAACGCAATAACTGGTGAATTTGAGGAAGTAAAAAGTGTATTAATCCCTGAAAATACGGATCCCGAAAAAGAGTTTAAAAACGATGAAAAATGACCCAAAAAAGTACACAAACACTACTTTATTACATAATATTTTAAGTAGAAAAGATATAACTGCCTTATTTTACAGGGAGTTAAGCAACAAGAATACATATAGTAGTTTATCGGCACAAGGAATTTAAGAGGAAGAATTAAGGTATTATTTACATAAATGGAGATATGGAAGCCACACGATGGGCCTCAAACCAAAGCTTTAGAGGTCAGGGGGATTTACGAACTTCTTTATGGCGGTGCCAGGGGTGGAGGTAAGACTGATGCGGGTTTGGCATGGATGCTTATCGATACTGACCATCCTATGTATAGGGGTTTGGTTATCCGGAAGAACTCAGAGGACCTTTCAGACTGGATTGACAGAGCAAGGAGGATGTACCCCCATGCACAAATATCTGGAAAGCCTCCAGTCATCCGCTTTCCTTCAAAAGCTGAGATCCGGACAGGTCACTTGAAAGATGACCAGGCCTACTCGAAGTACCAAGGTCATGAGTATCAGCGTATGTTGCTAGAAGAGCTTACTCAGATCCCTGAAGAATTAAGTTATTTGAAATTATTGTCATCCTGTAGATCCACTGTACCGGAATTAGAGCCGAGAGTGTTTAGTACGGCTAATCCTGGTGGTAAGGGCCATGCTTGGGTCAAGTCTCGGTTTATTGACCGCGCAAGCCCATATACGGCCTTTAAAGACCCTATTAGTGGACGCTACCGGATGTTTGTACCCGCTACTGTTGAGGATAACCCTACTATTCTTACACATGACCCGGATTATGTGAGATTCTTGGAATCGCTTCCAGAACCACTACGCTCTGCCTGGCGTTCAGGCGACTGGGATGTGTTTGCTGGTCAGTACTTTATAGAGTATCATCCTAATACCCACTGTTTAAATGTGGAAGAGGCGAATAAGATCGGTTTTGGGAATCCTTGGAACCGTAAGTACATTGGTATGGATTGGGGTTATGCTAACCCCTTCTGCGCTTTATGGCTTGAGGTTACCCCTGATGATACAGTCTTTGTGTACCGTGAGTTATATGGTAAGGAGAAGCATCCTATAGAGTGGGCAGAGGATATTGTGAGGTTATCACAGGGTGAAGAGATTCACATGGTGTTGGCGGACCCGAGTATGTGGATCCGTAACCCTATGAGTTGGAATAACCCGGGTACTGCGATGTACTCGGACAAGTCCATAGCTCAGTCTATTGAGTCAGGCATTGACTACCCTATTGTCCCGGCTAATAACAACCGTGTGAATGGGTGGATGAATATGGCCAGGTTGCTACATTACACAGATAAATCCCGTCCCAATCTGTATTTTGTAGATTGTCCCAATCTGGCCAGAACTTTACCGTTGATGTTGCGGGATGATAAGAACCCAGAGGACATTGACACAACCTTAGAGGATCACTGTGTTGATGCTCTACGTTATGGGTTGACCCATGTTCAGGCCCCGGATAAGCCTAAAGAGGATGTGCCTGAGCTTCAAAAGACGTTGGATAAACTGCTGATGCCTGAAAAGGAAGGATGGAGTTATAAATTTGTATAACGAAGTTATAAAGAGTTCCAGGAGGAATTTTGCCTAAGAAGAAGAAAAAAAAGAAAGATTACCTGAAGAAATTAGCTAAAAAGCAGTTATTGGGGGATGTTTCGTATAAGATTAAGGTTGGTCTCCGTGATAAGGACGGCAATGACCTTTTAGATAAAGACTCAAACCCTTTAGAGGGTAAGCAGTGGTATTATAGCCCTGTAGATTAAGGAGAAAGTATGCCCACAAAAACAATAGATTTAGATACCTCATCAGCTAACTTTTTAAAGTTCGATACTAATACCCTTGTTATTGACGAGAGCAATAATCGAGTCGGAATAGGAGTTACTAGCCCCAGCACTCAGTTTCATCTCGAAGGGGCGGGTCCTTATATTAGGTCTAAAAACACTTCAGCAGATACTGATGAAAAAGCTTGGGATTTCAATGCAGGAACTGATGGTAAGTTTCGTTTTAGGTCTGTAAATGATGCGGGTAGTGAATCAAATAATTGGCTTCAGGTTGACCGAGATGGTGTTGATATTAACGCTATTAATTTTTATACAGGTAATGAATCAGTGTGTATGAAAATGGATTCCTCTGGCAATGTCGGAATAGGAAAAACACCAAGTACA